AGATTTAAAGATACCGGATGGGGTATAGAAGATTATTCTGTAGACAATCTAACAGATATAAAAACTAATGGTATCAAAGGTGCTACTCTATGTAAAGATGACTTTAATGGTGACATACATTTATTTTGTAATGCATTATATAACCATATGAAAATAAATTATCCTGTAACAAAATACGAGAATGATGTAACTCAATATCAAACTAGAGAAGTAGGTAACATGGGTATAGATACATTATGTGGTATGTATGATGAAGTAGTAGTTGCTGCAGGAGCATGGACTCCTGAACTTGTACCACAATGTAATATATATCCTATCAAAGGTTATACAGTCACACTATGGGATCAAAGTAAAAAAGCACCAAAGTATTCTATAATAGATGATGGTAAAAAGATTGTTACATCTACATTTTCAGATGGAAGATTTAGAGTTGCAGGTACAGCTGAACTAGCTGGTTTTGAAAAAGGTGAATCTTGGAATAGAATAACACCGTTGTTAGATTGGGTTAATAATTATACATATATTGAATATGAAGGAATAACTATGCATTCATGCTTTAGACCTATGACACCTAATATGTTGCCTATAGTAAAGAAAGTAGGTAATGTGTGGGTTAATAGTGGAGCAGGCCATCTTGGTTGGACTATGGGTATGGCATTAGCAGAACAGATAAGTGAGGAATTATGAGTAAGATAAAAAGAATCCATGTGAACATGCATCACATTAGATATAATAAAAAGAATGAAGATAAGAAGCCTGTGATAACTTGTAAGACAGGTGGTAAAAATATATACGGTAACACTGTTAAGATATTTGGACCAAGTGAAGTTATATATAGTCCTGATAAACCTTTATCATGTGGAGCTAAAGTATGGGTAGAAACTACAAGTGAAGTATTAATTACATGAAACCTTTTGACTATATAAATTCAATTAATCATACTAAAGATAATCTTATGAGAAACTCAGATAATGATGAGTTATCAGAGTCTGGTTACATACCATTTATAACTAATAAGACACTATCTTATTTTACTGATACACTATTTTATAGCAATGAAATTAACCAACATCACCATGCAGATAACAAACTCCAATATGAATATCTGCTAAATAGCATCAGACCTAAGAAAAGGTTTGCGAAATGGGTTAAGTCTATGGATAGTGATGATTTGGAAATTGTTAAATTATATTATAATTACTCAACAAAAAAAGCACTTCAGGCACTCGCCATCTTAACCCCTACAGAACTAGAAAACATAACGACAAAAGTTACTAGGGGAATAAAACATGAACATAATTGATACAATGGTTGAGGTTAATCTAAGAGAGGAAGAAGATTTTCTTAAAGTAAGAGAAACGCTTACTCGTATTGGAGTTGCCTCCCGCAAAGACAAAACACTTTATCAAAGTTGTCACATTCTCCACAAGCAAGGCAAATATTATATCGTACATTTCAAAGAGCTTTTTGCACTGGATGGCAAACCAACTAATTTTTCAGATGAAGATAAAGGTCGAAGAAATACTATAACTAATTTATTAGCTGAGTGGGGATTGATTACTATTACTGATGTCAACTCTACATCAGAACCAATCACACCACTAAGTCAAGTTAAAATAATATCACACAAGGAAAAGAGTGATTGGAACCTTGTGGCGAAATATAATATAGGGAAGAAGAAATAATGTTTGAATGGTTGAATGGATGGTTTAATACCCCACCTAAATCTAAAAAAGTAAAAGCAGCTGCACCAAAAGTAAAAATAAAAAAGGTTACAAAAGCACCTGCACCTTCTAAACCAAAAATGACTAAAACTACTTTATCTAAAATGACAAAGAAAGAGTTAGAAGTTATTGGTCGTGAGAATGGTATAGAAATAGATAGACGTTTGACAAAACTTAAAATAGTTGATCAAGTTCACAAACAACTTTCAAAAAAGTAATAACACATATACAAAAAGCTGTTGACTTTTTAGGAGCGAATGCAGATATATAATAGTGAAGAGGTCGCCATAATGGGACCTTATTATAACTCGCTTTTAAAGGAGAAACAACAATGGTTTTACATAACCTAAACTTTGACCCATTTTACTCACGCACTGTAGGCTTTGAAAGGATCTTCGATAGACTTAGTCGTATCGCTGAAGAGAACATGCCTTCACAAAACACTTATCCTCCATATAATATTCACCGCAAAGGTGATGATAAGTTTGACATTGAAATCGCTGTAGCTGGATTTTCAGAGGAGGACCTAGACATTGAGTATAAGGATAACGAACTTACCATTGAGGGTAAGAAAAAGGAAGAAGAACAATCAGATTACGTCCACAAAGGTATCGCTAACAGAGGCTTCAAGAAAGTCTGGCACATTGAGGACCACACGGAAGTTATTGGAGCAGAGCTCAAGAACGGACTACTCAAAGTTTCTTTGGAAAAAATTGTACCTGAAGAACTGAAACCAAAGAAAATAAAAATTAACAAGAAACAAGAACGACGAAGTACTAAAGAGCTCTTGCAAGAGGGCGCTTCATAATCCCAAAAGGGGCTCGCAAGAGCCCTTTTTTTTTGGCAGAAACTGTTGACCTCAAAAGGAATAGAAATGAATATAATAACACAAGAAACTAATATATACATAGAGAAATTAATGAAGCACTGGAGGCTCAACAATGAATTTAGAAAGTTTAAGAAAACAATTAGAAATAGACGAAGGAGTAAAACATGACATATACCTTGATCATCTCGGCTATCCTACTTTTGGGATCGGTCATTTGGTTACTGATAATGACCCAGAGAGTGGACAAGCAGTTGGGACTAGTGTCACCGAGGAGCGAGTTCGAGAAGCATTCGAAGCCGACGTTCTTTCTGTAATAGAAGATTGCAATAAATTATATGATGACTTTGATGAGTTGCCTGGAGAGGCACAAGAAATTATAGCGAACATGATGTTTAATATGGGTAGAACCAGGTTGAGCAAGTTTCGTGGTATGAAAAGAGGTGTGGATGCCAGAGATTGGAATGCTGCAGCTGATGAGATGGTTGACAGTAGATGGTACCGCCAAGTTACAAACCGAGCAGACAGACTAGTCCAAAGGATGCGAGCTATAGCCTAGGAGAATAAATATGTGGCCTTATACAGAAGAGGAAGTCAATTGGCTTTCAGGTAGGTAGGTTACAGGGGCTGGATAAATTTGAACACCAGCCCCTCGGTGTGTCAAAAATACACCAAAAATAAATAACTCTAGGCACGAGTTTATGATTGAACATTATAAATATAGATTATGAAATACAATTTTGTGATGACACGTGTTATTTCATGATATTTTAATCAAAAGAGGAGAAATCTATGTTTAGATTTAAAAGCATTCTGATTGGAATGCTATCACTAGCTTTGATTGGAACAATAGTTTCATGTTCCGAACAAGAAGCTGAAGCTGCTACACTTGAAGAAAGAGTAGAAGCATTAGAGTCAAAAGGACAAACAAACTGGCCACAACTTTCTGGTGTAATTCAATACGACATGGGTATGTACTCAGATGATCTTGCTGCTGCAAACTTATCTGATGATGTACAATTCAGACGTGTTAGATTAGGAACAGAAGGTGAGATAGATGGTTGGGGTTACAAACTAGGAGTAGATGTATCTGGTACAGCTAAACTTAAAGATGCATACATTACTAGAACTATAGGAGAACTATGGGGTGTAGAGATTACAACAGGACAACATAAAGCACCTACTTCTATAGATGAAAATACTGCACCTGAAAATATTACTTTTATGGAAAGAGCAACTCCATCTAATATTTCAGCTACACATTTTGGAAGTCGTAGACTAGGTACTAGCGCTATAATAAATGTTCCAAGTGTATTTGTGCAAGGTGGAATTTTTGGAAACGAACATGACAGTACTGCTACAAATCAATGGTCTTGGAATACAAGAGGAATGATTACTGTAGGAGATGGTATAGGTATAGGTGGTTCAATGGCTCAGTTAACAGATCTAGATGGATCAACTGACCATTCAATTACATACACCGATTACCCAGAGTCTCAGATAGATGGTTCTAAACTTAGAACAACTGGAGCTATAACAGCACGCGAAGCAACTCATATGGCTGCAAGCGCAATGTTTACTCAAGGACCTATTCATGCTCAGGGTGAATATTTTGTACAGGAACTAGATGTTTCTGATACTGTTGAAAGAAGTTTCTCAGGTTATTATGGCCAAGCAGGCTATTTTATAACTGGTGAAAATAGAACATGGGATCAAAGACATGCAACATGGAATTCAATAGAACCTATTGGTAAATGGGCTATTGAAGTTGCAGGTAGATATTCTATGCAAGATTACACAGATGGTACTGCAGTGACTGGTGGTGAGCAAACTGCCATGACAGCTGCTATTAATATGTATAGTGGTCCAGCAAAGATTGGATTTAATATAACACAAGTTGAACATGACACAGCAAATGTAGGAGATGATCATACATTCATTGGGGTCAGAACACAACTTTCATTTTAGATAAACCTTAGGGGCTCTTCGGAGCCCCTTTTTTTTGGAGAAAAAGATAATGAACAAAAACATGATTGGTATGCTAATTGCAGGAGTATTATTAGCAACTATTTTACTAGTTATGCCATCCCTAGCAAATGAACCTAAGAACAAAGGATATAGTACCCTTCCTGGTTTCAGTGCTGGATATAGATTTTATTTAGATATGGACGAAGATGAAAAAAGTAAATTAAGATTGTTTGGAAAGTACAAACAAAAGAATGGAAACTCAATTAAAATAGGTTGGGATAAACAAACAGGTAGAGATCTTAATAGTTGGAATGAGGATGATGATGGTGTTATCTTTTTTGAGCAGGAGTTTAAATTTTAGTTGACTTATATTTAATAATGAGTGATATTATATTATGAGTTATTTTTGGACAAACGTATCCCTACAACGTAATGATTTATTAGTAAGAGGTTACCAAGACGGTAAGGCATTTGCATCACGCATACCTGTCAAGCCTCACCTATATGTTGATGATCCAGGGGGTCCTGGTGAGTTTAAAACTATAGATGGTAAACCTGTTAAGAAAAAAGAATTTAAAGATGTCAAAGAGATCATGGCATTTAGACAGAAGTATGAAAATGTTGCTGGTTTCAATATGTATGGTCTACAAACATCTAAGTCATGGTATTATATTTACTATGACTACCTTCAAGATCACTTTCCTAAAGAAGTTCAATACGATCCTAAACATATAGTAGTAGCTAATATTGATATAGAGGTTGCTGCTGATGAGGGTTTCCCAGATCCTGGATTAGCCGAGAAACCAATTACTGCTATAGCTATGCAATCTGGTAAAGCTGTTATTGTATTTGGTTGTGGTGACTTTACACCTCAAGATCCTGATCACTTTTATATTAAATGTTTAGATGAAAAAGAACTACTAAGAAAGTTTGTTGATGTATGGCGTAAGATGAACATTGATGTGGTCACTGGTTGGAATATAGAAACATTTGATATACCATATCTTGTTAATAGAATGATAAATTTATTTGGTAAAGAGTTTCCTAAGAAACTTTCACCTTGGGGTATGTTAGATCAATCTATGAGACTATTTGCTATGACAGGTAAAACTGGTTGGGATATTATTGGTATTAATTGTATTGACTATCTTGCTGCATATAGAAAGTTTACATACACTCAACAAGAAAGTTATTCTTTAGATAATATTGCTCATGTAGAACTTGGTGAAAGAAAACTAGACTATAGTGAGTATGATGGACTGATGGGTTTATATAAAGAAAACTATCAGAAGTTTATTGAATATAATATTAAGGATGTGTTACTTGTAAAACGTCTTGATGATAAAATGAAACTATTAGAGTTAATGTATGCTATTGCTTATGATGCAAAAGTTAATCTTAATGATGCATTTACTTCTGTGAGGTTATGGGATGTGATGATAAACAACTATCTTAAAGATAGAAATATAGTTGTACCAAGAGCAATACCTCAAGAAAAAGAAAGACAGAATGTTGGTGGTTATGTTAAAGATCCTCAACGTGGTATGCAAGAATGGATAGCATCATTTGATTTGAATAGTCTGTATCCTCATTTAATTATGCAGTATAATATTTCACCTGAAACATATAGAGGTTTACATGAAGCAAGAACTACTGTTGATAAAATATTAGATGGTGCATATGACAATATAAACAATCCAGATGATAATACTATAGGTGGTTCTGGTGCAATGTATACTAAAGACTTCAAAGGGTTCTTACCTACACTTATGGAACGTACATACAAAGATAGAGTTGTATGGAAGAATAGATTGATTGAAGCTAAGAAGAAAGGTGATGAGAATGAGATATCAAGATGTGACAATATGCAGATGGCTAAGAAGATTCAACTTAACTCTGCTTATGGTGCTCTTGCTAATCCATTCTTTAGATGGTTCAAGTTAGAGTATGCTGAATCTATTACAGCTTCTGGTCAGCTTTCTATTCGTTGGATTGAAAAGAAGATTAATGAATACTTAAACAATGAGTTCAATAGAGATCCTGTTGCAGGACATGATAAAGATTATGTTGTAGCTATTGATACTGATTCTGTTTATGTAAATTTAAGCAAGATAGTTACAGAACCTAAAAGAGGTGTAGATCAATTAGATAATTTTACAAAAGATACACTTGAACCATTAATTGATAAGTGGTATGGTGAACTTGCAGAGTATACTAATGCATATGCACAACGAATGGTAATGAAGAGAGAAGTGATAGCTGATAGAGGTGTATGGACAGCTAAGAAACATTATGCTCTTAATGTATGGGACAATGAAGGTTTTAGAATGAAGGAACCTTATCAGAAGGTAATGGGTCTTGAATCTGTTAGGTCCTCTACTCCAAAAATTTGTAGAGAGGCAATTAAATCTGCGCTGAGCATTATGCTGAACGAGAATGAAACTCGTTTTATAGAGTTTATTGATAACTTTAGAAAAGAGTTCTATAGTCTACCATTTGAAGATGTAGCTTTTCCTAGAGGTGTATCAGATATTAATAAATGGCAAGATATAAGAGGTAGTACCATTCTTCCTAAGAAAGGTACACCTATTCATGTTAGAGGTTCTATAACATATAATAATTTAGTGAATGAATATAATCTTATAGGTAAGTATAATGTAATAAACCAAGGTGACAAGATTAAGTTTTGTTATCTTAAATTACCTAATCCATGTAGAGAGCATGTAATATCTGTACCAAATACATTACCTAAACAATTTGGTCTGGATAAATATATCGACTATGAAAAACAGTTCGATAAATCTTTCTTAGAACCTATAAAGACTGTAGCAGACTCTGCAGAGTGGAAAACAGAGAAAACAATTACCTTAGAAGATTTTTGGACATAGGAGAAAAACGTTGGCAAAAACAGAAATGAATTTAGATGACTTTGATTTTGGATTCTCAATTGTAGATGAAAATGAATTAGAAGCAGTTACTAAAGTAGAAAGTAAATTACAAGAAACATCAACTACTGTACAAGCAGCTACAGCAGAAGCAAAAGCTATTCAAGCTAAGATGGATAAAATGTATAATGCTGTAATACCATTATTAAACAATTTACAAAAGAACCCAGAAAAAGAATACATCTTTTGGCCTGGTAGACATACCAAGGTAGAACAGTTCAGAGATAAACTAACAATATTATACAAAAGCTAGTTGACCTGACCATCATTTAGATATACAATAATATATTATAACATTGGAGTAATCGCAATGAGTGATTTTTTTCGTAATTTAGTGGATGACTTAAAAGATGAAGATACAAATATTATGGGAGATGGTAAAGGATCTGCTGAGTACACTGGAACCGTGGATTCAGGTAGTTATATGCTTAATGCTGTTCTATCTGGCTCTATCTTTGGTGGAGTACCTAATAATAAAATAACAGCCTTTGCTGGTGAGAGTGCAACTGGGAAGACTTTTTTTGTCTTAGGTGTTGCCAAACAATTCTTAGAAGACAACCCAACAGGTGGTATAGTTTATTATGATACTGAAGCAGCTGTGACTAAACAGATGATGGAAGAGAGAGGTATAGATACTTCTCGAATAATTATATCTGAACCTGATACAATACAAAAGTTTAGATCCCATGCATTGAAAACTATTGATATGTATGAGAAGACACCGAAAGGTGATAGACCGCCTATGCTATTCATATTAGATAGTTTAGGTTTACTATCAACTGAGAAAGAGTTAGCTGATAGTATGGAAGGTAAAGATGTACGCGATATGACTAAGTCTCAATTAGTCAAAGGTACCTTTAGAGTGCTTACACTTAAACTAGCAAAAATTGACGTGCCTATGCTCGTTACAAACCATGTTTACGAGGTGATAGGGTCGTATATGCCTACTAAAGAGATGGGTGGTGGTTCTGGGTTAAAATACGCAGCTTCTACTATTGCATACCTTTCTAAGAAGAAAGTAAGAGAAGGTACAGACATTACAGGTATTATTATTAAAGCTAAGATGTTTAAGTCAAGGCTTGCTAAAGAGAATGCTCAAGCAGAAGTACTACTATCATATAAAGGTGGCTTAGATAGATATTATGGTTTATTAGAATTTGGTGAGAAGCATGGTATATTTAAGAAAGCTGGCAACAGATATGAGATAGGTGAGTCTAAACTATATGGTAAACAGATACTGAAAGATCCAGAAAAGTATTTTACTGAAGATGTACTGAAGAAAATAGATGAGGCAGCCATACAAGAATTTAGCTATGGGACTGCTTAATATATGATAACACAAAAAATACTTCAAGGATTAATAGATAGTGATGATTTTGTTCGTACAGCTAAACCTTATCTAAAGGATGAGTACTTCAAAGATCATAGTGAAAAGGTTGTATTTGAGTTAATCAATAACTACATTGACAAGTATAATAAACCTCCTAATATAGAGTCTATAAAAGTAGATTTAGATAATAGAAAAGATTTATCTGAGGATCAACATTCTACAATTTCTAAATATGTGCAGGGTATGGTACCCGGCAATACTGATATAGATTGGTTAGTTGACGAGACAGAGAAGTTCTGTCAACACCAGGCTATCTATAATGCTATTATGGAGTCTATTCAGATACTTGACGGTAAGACTAAGACTCAAAAGGGTTCTATACCCACATTGCTAACTGATGCACTGTCAGTAACATTTGATCCTCATATAGGACATGACTTCATTGAGGATGCTGAATCTCGGTTTGAATTCTATCATAGAAAAGAACATAAACTTCCATTTAACTTAGAATACTTTAATAAGATTACCAAGGGTGGTCTATCTAAAAAGACTTTGAATGTATGTCTAGCTGGTACCGGTGTAGGTAAGTCATTGTTTATGTGTCACTGTGCAGCAGCTAATATGTTAGATGGTAAGAATGTATTATACATTACTATGGAGATGGCTGAAGAAAAGATAGCAGAACGTATTGATGCTAACCTTATGGGTATAACAATGGATGAGTTATCTATATTACCTAAAGAAGCATATGATAAAAAATTAAATAGAATAAAAGATAAAACAACAGGCCAGATTATTGTAAAAGAATATCCTACTGCTGGTGCTGGGTCTAATCACTTTAGACACTTAATAAATGAATTGAAAATGAAACGTAATTTTATTCCTGATATAATATACATAGACTATTTAAATATATGTATGTCATCAAGAATTAAATATGGAGCTAGTGTTAACTCTTATACATATGTAAAAGCTATTGCAGAAGAACTAAGAGGTTTAGCTGTGGAGTTTAATCTTCCTGTGGTATCAGCTACACAAACTACTAGGTCTGGTTTTAGTAGCTCAGATGTTGGGCTAGAAGATACTTCTGAATCGTTTGGATTACCAGCTACTGCTGACTTTATGTTTGCTATTATTGCAACAGAAGAATTAGATGACTTGAATCAATTCCAAGTTAAGCAGTTAAAGAATAGATATAGTGATCCAGGTTTGTTTAGAAGGTTTATAATAGGTGTTGATAAAGCTAAGATGTTACTGTATGATGTAGAGCAATCTGCTCAAGGTGATCTTATGAATGATGACACACCTAACAATAGTGATGATCCAGATCGTCGTAAACTTTTTGAGGATTTTAAATGAGACATAAAATAAAAGAACATATAAACCATGGTTACAAAATAGAAAAGAAAAAGAATAGACATCACTTAAAAGAAATAGCTACTAATCAGTATATAAGTGACTATGGATACTCTACAGAAGCTAAAGAGGTAGTAAATAAATATAAGTTAGGTGGAGGGTTCAATGGTTGGACTCCTGCATTTATGATGGCAAATGGACAAAGTTTTTCATCACTACATTATATAGAGGATGAGGAAATAGATGAAGAGGATTTATTAGGTTGAAAATAACCATTAAAGGAGCAAACGATCGTAAGCTAAGTAATTTATTACGTAAGGCTTGTATGTTCTATGCTACAGAATTAATGCATACTAATTTGGTTAAAAATCTTTCAATAAAAATATTACTTCACAATAGATCTAAAGAATATCCTGACAAAGGTTCATGTTTATGGAATGATGATTACTATGAACGAAACCCTAGAGATTTTACAATCACAATAGCTAGAGGTCAATCAAAGTTAGATAAACTTCATACATTAGCACACGAGATGGTTCATGTTAAACAATATGCTAAAGGTGAGATGGATGGAATATTACATAAAGGTGGATTTCAGAAATGGACTGGTGGAGAGTTTAAATTAAATCCTAGAGTAACACCAGCAAAAGCAAACAATGGAGTTATTGCAACTAAGTATGATTATTATTATCTTCCTTGGGAGATAGAAGCATATGGTCTTGAAGTTGGTTTGACATGGTATTTTAAAACTAAGTATGGAATAGAATGAAATATTTTTTTGAGAAACAATCTTTACTCAATCCAAAATTAGAACCTATCAGAATTTATTTTAACATAAGAAATAATGCTGTTGGTTCTCAATGGAAAAAGGCTCATTATAATATAATATACAAAGATAATCCAATTGTTCCTCAAGCACATCCTTTGGATAAAGTTGATAACTATACAACTGACTTAGAATTTTTATGTGAAAGATTTAATTATGGTGTTACAAAAATTAATAAATGGGTTAATGGTTATGAACAAATTGATTTGCAATTAGATCCAACAAACATTGATCAAGATACATTAAACCAAGCGCATCATCATTTTGAAACTTTAATAGGTCAAAAGTGGAATGTAAGTAAATGGTTTGATAATGCTACACATGCTGCTAAGTGGGCTATTATGGAACTTAACTCAAGTATTCACAATATAGAATTAAACCAAAAAAATTGGACTATGTATGCCCATTCGTATAATTGTAGAGATTGGTACACAGATTCGTATTCACCTCATAATCAAATGGATGTCTTAGAGTCAAATAAAATAACATATGACTCATATAAATGTTATCAAAAATCACATCCATGGGGTACTATGTTAGTTTATTATTCTCAAACAGGTAAACCTCATTTTGATGCATTTGAAGATCAAGATGAATATGTAGATAGAGATAATATAACAGGTTGGAGATATATGACAGGTGAATGTCATTTTAATTTTGTACATTTAGAAAACAAATTACAAGATTTTGAAAAGTGGTTAGTAAATAATAATTATGATTTAGATGATATTACTCAGTGTTATTATGGTTTAATTGTTGGTGATATAGATAGAGAGTGGGCTATACCAAGATATGGCAACAATGAACAAGATCTTATGAATACAATAGTACAGTTTGAGGATATAACTAAAGTTGGTTTAGCTGATGACAACTATAAAGAAATATGCTCAAAAGAATATGATTGGTATACATGGAAAGATCAATATCAAGCAGATAAGGAGTTTTTTGAATAATGGATGCATTCCCAGAAGCACAAAACTTTTTAGATGGTATGTACCATGCTAAGAAGCATAAGTGTGTAGAAGAATATGTACAAGTGTTTTTAACAACTTATCGGTTGACTGGAGACATAAAGTATAGTAAAAATAATGCATTAAGAGTATCCTTACATGAAAGAGATACAGAAATTATGGAGATATAAAATGGGTCAAGTACCAAATATTACTTTTAAAGTAAGAGAGAATAATGAGTGGATAGAAACAAACACTCATGAAATGTTTAAGGATAAGAGAGTAATTCTATTCTCATTACCTGGAGCATTTACACCAACGTGTTCAACTCAACAACTACCTGGTTATGAAGATATGTTTGAACAATTTCAAGATAAAGGTATAGATGAAATATATTGTGTATCAGTTAATGATACATTTGTTATGAACGCATGGGCAGAAGCACATGGTATTAAGAATGTTAAAATGATACCTGATGGTTCTGGTGAGTTTACTAGACAGATGGGTTATCTAGTTGATAAAGATAATCTTGGTTTTGGTAAACGATCATGGAGATATGCATGTGTGATTGATAACATTAATTTGATGGATGTATGGGAAGAAGAAGGTAAGATGAATAATTGTCCTACTGATCCATATGAAAAATCTAAACCTGAGAATGTTTTGGAGGGCCTATAATGGCATGGTCACCTCCAGATCCTAAAGGTGTATCAAATACACCTAAAGGTGGTAGAGCTGTATTCTCAACAGGAGATATTACATTATTAAGAGAGTGTATAACATTTTATCTTAATAAAAATGACTTTATATTAGAAGCTAACACTATAGCTAACTTTACACCTACAGAAGATAATAAACGTAAGAGAGAGACACTTTTAAATTTAATTCATAGATTAGGGAGAATATAATATGTATAATAAACCACGTGGACCATCCCCAGCAGCTATCAAAAAGATAAACATAGATGGCTTATCTGTTAAAAGATTAATTGCATTCTGTGAAGATGCACAAAGAGAAGTTCCAGAAGAAGACGCAAAGTTTTATTTTGAACAGATGGTAGATTACTTTAAGAACCATTACAATGATAAACGTGGTCTTGAATCTGCGAGTAGGGTACTAGGACTATAAATATCTCTGTAGGAGATATAAATGGCCACCACTGTAAAGCAATTCATAGATCGTTCCGTACCTTTGGAACCTGTCAAAAATAAAATAGATAAAGAGTTTGCAACTGCAATCCAACAAAAATATATGTACTTTGATCCTG